CTATCTCTATACTTACCTGGGTCGTGTGCTTTGAGCTGAAAGATACGCTCGGTTACATTGCCCGCTTTTCCTGCTTGAGTAAAAGAGAGCTTTTCGAGTTCATCCAATCTATCGGTTAAGAATCCTTGTTGTATTTCTTTGACTGCCTGCTGAAATGCAGGATCACCTTTCATCGCGAATCGTACCGATTGTGGGAAATAACCCATTTCTTTAGCAGCATGGGATATAAACCCGTTGTTTGCTACTAAGTATGTCAAGAATTTGTCTTTTTTTGCGGTAAAACGAGTTTTTAAGCCTGTTTCTTCTTCGTATTCAGCAAGAAATGTCTTTAAATAAGGATTGTCCTGCGCGTTTTTCGTAGCTTGCTTGATCACTTCCGTCTTACTCTTCTTCTTTCTTGGCATATAAGTATAACGAAAACATACACTTATAGTTCCATCAATATCAACACATAGAAAAAGCCTTTTAGGCATAAAAAATTATCTGGGTAGTATTATACGCCCCCTGTGCATTTGTCGGAGCGGTACATGGGGGGGGTGGTTGACATGGTTTGTCGCTCGTTGTTTTGTGCGCTCCTTATAATATGCGATGCGGATTTCTTTTATATATAATGCGCTGTAAGTATAATATAATTAAGTATTTATAATGCGGTACGGGCTGCGGTGCGGTCTTATACTGTATTATTTATTATTACTTATATTACCTTTTTATCTTGTATTGTGGTAATAAATGGTAATAAGTTTAGTCTGCTCATGCGGAGCAATTACAAACAGTTAACAAGGAGAAAAATGAAACTTACATATTGGAAAATCGCAAATAATGATTCTGAAATATTTTACAGTATTAGAGCGAAAACAAAAAAAGAAGCAATAAGGCAGTTTAAAAAACAAAGTCCTGAGGACTATATCAAATGGGGCGAAAAATATGCCATTGTTGAAAAAATAGTGATCGAATACAATGATGCTTTTGATTTAGTTGATCAAATATTACGAGAAGGTTCTGCGGACTATTACTCAGAAAGACAATACTTAATTAAATAACCCTTTTTTAATAGGAAAGTTAGGAGGGTGGAATTGATTTCACCCTCTAAAAAGGAGAAATAAAACCATGAAAAAATGGCAAGAAGGATATTTAAAACATATCGAGGAAAGCATCAAAATAATTGAAGATCTAAAGGATAATTGGATTTTTCTCGGAGAATCTGATTTAGTGGGGGTTGAGCCACTTTTAGAGCAAAGCGACTATAACGAACAAATAGATGATGAAATGAGCGAAAAAATGGAATTAAAAAACTGTCTCATGTCTAATGAATTAGAAACGATAGTATATAAAATGAATTTACACAAAATAGATTTTTTAGAAGATATAAAGGAGAAATAAAACCATGATTAAACAAGTAGATAAACATACAGTACAATTAACAGGATTAGACCTATTTATGCACTTACAACAAAAGCATAATTGGAGCGATCAAAAGACCTTTGATTTTATGCAAGAAAACAATCAAGATGTTTCATTTTACGATGAATACAAGCAAGTAAAGGCAGAGTATAAACAAGCAAAGGCAGAGAAAGAAAAACGCCTAAAAAGGCAAAGAGAAAACCTTATAAATGGGTATTCATTGACAGACCCTAGAGTTATTGCGGTGAGTCAATCGGCAGAGGTAACACTAGAAGAAGCAATAGAATTGATTATTGATGAAGATTGGATTTGCTTATCGGACGAAGAAGCAGACGAAAGAGCCGAGGAATACATCCTTGATTCCGTTTGGGCATTTAATCCCTCTTTCCTTTCATATCATACTGACATTGACGAAGAAATATTTAAGCTATTGCAAGACAAATGCGAAGGCTCAAACGATGCAATATTACGAATGATAAAGGATAAAGATTATTTTGTCGAAGATGCTATTAATTCAGATGGTAGAGGGCATTTTATCAGTTTTTATGATGGAGAGGAACACGAACAGTATGTCAATAACAATTTTTACTATTGTTACAGAATCAATTAACCAAAGGAGATTAAAAGCTATGAGCTATATGAATAAAAATGGTGCGACTAGATGCACAGGAAAAGACCAAGAAAGATACGAATATTTCAAAATGGGTTACGGCAGAAAGGCAAAAAAGATGGTGCAATACGATTACAGGAATCAAGAAGGAGAATTATTCTCATGCGTAGCACCTACTTTAGAAAAAGCAAGGCAGAAAAAAGATAACTATTTTAATCAATAAAACATTTTCTCCCTCAAAGGGTGGGGTAGCTCCGCATAGCAACGCCCCACCCTTACCCCTCGGAGAAAGTAAAAGGAGAGTAATAAATGATCAACCTAGTAGCAGTATTAATCGTAGTGATAGGCGGTATAATAGCCAAATATCAGACAGATCTAAACATAGAGCGGAATAACACCGATTCATGGCGAGAAACCGCAATGATGTTAACCAAGCAAATCAACATGAAAAAGGAGTTGCAGAGATAATGGACAAATTATATAGTGATGAATATGAAAGGTTTGTGATATTGCACATGGCAATGGATTCAGAGCCAAACAATCACAAAGTAAGGGAATATATTAATAAATGTGATTCATCGGAGGATATTTACACATTGATTTATGAAATGCACAAGGAATGGAAAGAATGGGATATAAAACACAAACCGAGTTGTAGTTGGATAGAATCATTTAATAAGTATTTAAAAGGAGATAATAATGAAGTGTAAAAAATGCACCAAAGCAAAAAGCTGCCAAAAGTGTGAACAGCATATTAATTGGATATTAAAGGATCTAATGAACTTTATGGATAAATACAGTTCTGAGGATCAGAGAACCACTCAAGCCAATATTGGAGCTATGTCTCACAATCACATAGATAAACTAATGAAGGAGCAATAATGATCAATATAGATAAACTAACATCGGCTATTTTTGATATGTACGATTTGAAAAAAAGCATTCCTAAAGACATAAAATCTTTACCAAAAGATAACGATGGTACAGAGTATACAATAGGAGAATGTATAGATGATGTCCTTGAGTTCTTAAAAGAATTGGAAAATAATAATCAAAAAGGAGCAATAACATGAATAGATCAGAGTGTTGTGGAGCAAAGGTATATGATGATAGTGATATTTGCTCAGAATGTTTAGAACATTGTGATGTTTGGGAAGATAAGGAGTAGTAAGATGGATCATAAGGAATTACAGGAAAGAATAGAGCAATTTTTTGAGCTAGACCTAGAGAATTGTTTGTTGACCAGGAAAGACTTTTGTGAGATTATAGCCAGTTTTATCAAAGACCCGATCAAAACAAGAGATCACTACCTAGAAGAAATTAATCTATACTTTGAAGAAAGGAGCTAGTTAACCATAGAAATCATATACAACGTCATGCTTTTCATTTGGGTTGCATTTAGGACAATCTTCTAGCTGCAACCCTCTCTTTGGTAAGTTTGACCAATAGTATATATTTACAAAATATTTTCTAACTTTATCATATCTGTACATACCTTCAGTTTCATAAACTCCACATTTCTTACAACATAATAACCCACTTATTTTCATGTTAACTAACCCCGTTCATTATATGATGTAGTTATGTAGTTACTCGTCGTGAAAAAATAGCCCACTTTTACCCTTAACTACATAACCACATAAATTACATACACAGCGATTCTATGTATTTTCACTTTCATATTGCTTCAATTCGGTGTGGTTAAAATCATAATGGTTTCTTTTTTCCTTATAAATAAAACCCCACTTTATCATTGTATTTAGATACCTACTTAACTTGGTATCGTAATTTGTTTTCGTTGGCATCCAACCTTGATCTGCTTGTACAAATTTCCATATTCTTTCTTTATTAAAAGATTCCCCATTTGTATAACTATAAAAGCCAATAATCACTTCCATTTCCCACCGCTTCTTTGCTTCCATAACATGAAGTTTCTCATTGGTAATAACTGCACCTCTTTCAAATAGTACCTCTTCCCGATTCCAATTCAGTTTAAAAGCCATACCATTTAATTCACAATGTTCATCCCTCACCTTTGTAATCTTACCCCTTCGTAAATCTGTTCCCAGGGTGCTATCTCCGATCTGAAATACATTGTGTACATAATTGGTTAAGTGTTTACCCCCATGAATGAGTCCCTTACTTAATATAGGTTCTTCATCGTGATTGCTGCTTTTGTTATGATGTCCTACCAAAACAATAGAGTTGCCTGTCTGAGTTTTAATTAACTGTATCATCGACAGGATCTGTTGTAAGGCGTTATTATCGGAAAGGTCTTGATTGGTACTCGTATAGATATTATCTACGATTATTACCCCATTTTTGAGTCCTACATCCTCTACTGTATCCTTGATCTTCTGCCATTGATCGGTAAACATCATATCATTGTCATCAAATCTTGCTATTTGTACCCGTGTATCTTCGGGGAAATTGGTTCGTACTGCCTTTACTCGATTCGATAGTTGCTCTAACGAGAGTTCAAATTGAATCAGCAATACATCTTTTTTATTCACATGAAACCCTAAAAACTCAGTCCCACTTGCAATAGCATACGCCATTTGCAATACAAACCAAGTTTTCCCTACTCCATCAGTTCCTGCCACCAAGCTAACCCCACCTTCGTAAAGGAGATATTGTACGATCGGTTCGGGTGGGGTATTGTATGATGCGGTTAAGTCCGAGGTATCAATTACATCATATCCTCTGCTTGGTAGCTTATATTCAACTGCATTCTGAATACTAGCCTTTAATTCTTTGTATTGGTACTCTTCATCTTCCTTATACTTAGTAAACTCATCTCGTATATCGTATCCTTCGGGTAAATATTCACTCCAATTTGTAATACATACCTTAATTCCTCTGCTTTCAGT